AGCACTTTGCGGAAGATCTTGTCGGCGGCTTCGTCCTCGTCAAATACCAAATTGGCGACGCCGCGGCCGTTTTCAATCCTTGCATTTTCGACGCGCCCGATCGGTAGATCCGGATTGTGGTTAAACAGCACGACGCCGAAGGATCCCAGCCGAGTCAAATCAGCCGAACCGGCTGCGTGGTCGAGGATTTCCGGTTCGCCCCAGCGCAGCACTTGGTCGGTTTCACTGGAAAACGATACGCTGACTGTGCGCTGCTCGGCGTTAATGGCCGCTCGGTCAAACGGAAGATCCCGAAACAGGGTCTGCCGAGGGATTTTGCGTTGTTGGGGTTTCGCCAAGTCCAATTGCCTCATCTCCTTTCACTACTGTTTTGGCCAACCAGAATGCCTCGGAAACGCCAGCCGGCATGACATTGGCAGGAATCCGGAACACTTGGCCCTGGCCGTTAGGCATCGGGTTCTGGTTTTCTTTGCGCCGGGCTTCATCTGGGCACATCCAGCCGCCATTGATCGCCTTGGAGTAGGCATCATAACGACTCGACATATCGCCTCTAGCCAGGCCGTCCATGTTGTGCTCAATGAAATATTTCTTCTTTTCTTTGGCGCTCAGGCATTTGCGGGTCAGTTCCTGCTCGAAGCGCACGCAAAGCGGCCGCATGGTGATGGTCTGAAACTCGATCCCCTGATGCTCGATGTTGTTGTTTGTCGAGCGTTCGAGGTCGCCGATCAGATGCGGCGGCACGCCATAGATGGAGGCGATTTCCGAGCGATTGAATTTGCGTGATTCCAGCCACTGCGCTTCATCCGGCGGAATGCCCACCCGTTCGTATTTAAGCCCTTCTTCCAGCACCATGGTCCGGTGCGCATTCGTCATGCCGCTGTATTTTGCATCAAAGGCTTCGCGCAGGCGGTCCTGGGCCGGCTGGCTCAAGGTGCCGGGATGGGTCAGCACGCCGGAGGCTTTGGCTCCACTACCAAAAAACTGCGCGCCATACTGAATTGTCGCCGCTGTCATGCCGAAGGTATCCATCATCAGGCGGACCGGGCTTTTTCCCACCAGCCCGTCAAAGCCGAACAGCGGCACATGCAGCACCCGCCAGGCTGGCAGACAGACCACTTGGTTCGTTTTGGCGATCAGGGTGCTATATTGGAGTTCTCCGGTTTGCACATCTCGCTCGGCCCAGGTATGATCTGGTCTGAGCGGCCACAGCGCTTTCGGTTGCCACATTTCGTCATACTCGATTTCGCTGTAGGAATTGCCCCACAAATACAAATGACCGCAGGCGGTTTCTCTCCACACCATAGCGGTCATTTCCGGATTGGCTTCATCATGGAGCAGCGGGTACAGCGGGTGGTCAGGCGCGCGAATCTTGCCGTCCTCGTTTAGCCGTTTGTATACGAAGAGCGGCAAGCTGGCCAGCGTTTTGCTGAGCACCGTGACGCAGGCATACACCGAGGGAATCTGCAGCGACTGCTGTTCATTCATCGCAATGCCGGCTAAGTTTGGCGCACCGAGGATCTCGCGCCAATTGCCGGAAGTCAGCGAAAGCTCAAAGCCGCGGCTGGTAAACGGAAAAGGTATGCGCAGTCTCAAGAAATCACCTCACGCTAAACCGAGACAATGCCTTCGGTTTCATATTTGGACGGTTTTGCCGCTTCCTGCAGACTTGCCCGGGCCAGGGCATTGATGAGCGCCACAATGCCATCGATGCGCTCCGTCGATTTGTCTTTCACTGGCCGGATGTTATCGTTTTCGTCTTTTTTGACGGCCAGGTTGCCGAACATCCAGCGCAGCACTGGGTTGCCGCCGTGTTCGAGTTCTTTGCCAACCAGCAGTTTTTCCAGTTCGCGCATGGCGGGAGACATTGTCTTGAAGCCTTGCCGCACTTCGACCATGGTCAAGCCATCGTCGGTAAGGTCAAGCGCCAGTTGATTGGCGTTCCACGGATCAAAGCCGACCTCGCGGATGTCAAACTGGTCTTTCAGCCGGCAAATTTCGCTGCGGATAAATGCCTGGTCAATAACATTGCCGGGTGTGGTTTGAATGAATCCCTGCTTTACCCACTGCGGATAAGGCACCTTGTCTTTAGCAAAGCGCTCGGCGATGCTGTCCTCGGGAATCCAGAAAGTCGGCAACACTGCGGCGCGGTTTCCGTTATTTGCCGGAAAGAACAACACAAAAGCCGTGATGTCGGTTTTGCTGGATAAATCAAGCCCGCCAAAACAGGGCCGGCCGAGCAGCTTCTCCGGATTGAGGACGCTGCAAGAAGATGCGTCCCACACATTAAGCCCCAGCCACTTGGCTGCGCCGTATTTGGTCCATTCGTTCAGCCGCAGCCAGCGAAAGGTTCGCTCATCGGCTTCGCTACCCAGCGCCGACTGATACATTTCCTGCACTTTCTCCGCACCAAAGGTCACGCCGATCGAAGGATTGACCTTGGCCCAGACTTTCGAATTTCGCCACTGCTCCTGCTGCTTCTTCTCTGCAGTCAGGTGTTCGATGGTTTCCCACTGCCGGCCCCGGTAGATACGGTTTTCATCCGGATCGATTCCGTAAATCGCCACATACCAGGTAGGGTCGATTTTTGCACCGGTCAAAATATCCGCCGCTTTCTTGTGAATCTCCCAGCCGATGCTTTTGCGGTCCGGATCGTCGCCAGCGGTCGTGATGACGAAAAACAAGGGCTGGGTACGGGCATCGCCTGAACCTTTGGTCATGACATCGAACAAGTCCCTGCTCGGCTGGGCGTGCAGTTCATCAAAGATGCAAGAGTGGACGTTCAGCCCATGCTTCGAGTAGGCCTCCGCCGAACAAACTTGGTAGAAGCTTCGGGTCGGCAGATACACCAGGCGTTTTTGCGACAATACCGGCCGGATCCGCTTTTTCAGCGCCGGGCATTGCTCCACCATATCGACGGCCACATCAAACACAATCGAGGCTTGCGCGCGATCTGAGGCGCAGCCGTATACTTCGGCGGCCTGCTCGCCATCGCCGCAGGTCATTAGGAGGGCAATCGCCGCGCCGAGTTCCGACTTGCCATTCTTTTTTGGCACTTCGAGGTAGGCGGTATTGTATTGCCGGTACCCGTCCGGTTTCAGTGTGCCGAAGATGTCCGACACCGGGCCGCGCTGCCAGTCCAGCAGTTCAAACCTCACACCGTGCCATTTCCCTTTGGTATGCCGCAGATCCTCGATGAAGCCTACCGCATAGTCGGCATCAGCCTGCGAAAACATGCTAGCCGCCGCGCTTTCGCAGGCGCGCTTCCATCGGATCCTCTGCTTCCGCCTGGCCCGGCAGCGTCATCCGCGACCGGCTGCTGGGGGTGAGGCCAAATTCGCTGCAAAATGCTTTCACCAGCGCCAGATAGCGCTGCGCCATCGATACTTGCGGCAGTTGCTGCATATATCCGGAAGGGGTCTTGAACATATAGCCTTGCTTCTCAAATTTCTTCAGAAACTGCGTCAGCTCGACCCATTTGGCATAGGACTCGCAGTAGCCTTCGAGAGCCGCGCCGTCAATCACGCTGAGCAGCCCGAGGCGCTCGAGCTCCGGCGCAACCCGCTTCCATTCCTTTTTGGCGACCGGGCTAAGCCAGGCCGGACACTTGGGCGCGCTGGGTTTTGGCTTCGGTTCGTTTTCGTTCAGCGGACGTTTGCCAGGATTGCCTTCCAGCACTTTTAGGTATGTCGGTTTGGGCGGCCTGCCGCCAGCGTGCGCCATAGGGCTCCTCCTTCCGCGTTGGCATGAAAAAGGAGCCTGACCTTTCGGCGGCTCCCAGCTTGCATTTTCGCTTTGATGTCCCTATCTTTCCGGTATCCCCGCATCTTGACCTTCTCTATGGTTTTGCAAGGTCAGTATTACGAATGTAGGACGTAGTTTTACCAGCGCCAATTTTGATGATGTAGCCTTCTTTCACAAGCGCCGCCAAGGTCGTCTCCACCGTTGAGGCGCTGATATCCGGGCATTTTTCCAGGATCATGCCTTTCGACAGTTTCTGCAACGTGTTGGCAAAGAGCCGACGGATGCGCTCCGGCTTGGAAAGACTGCGGTCTTGCATGAGCTGCACCCTGGCCGAAAATTCCTTGTATGCGCTTAAGATGACTTCAAGATAATACTTAACAAACAGAAGGTACGCGTTCTTGCCTTCGTACCAGCCGGCAGAACTTTCCTGCAAGACTTCGTAATAGGTTTCTTTGGTTTTTTCAATAATCATTTCAACGCTGATATATTTCCCCACAATATAGCCGGACCGGTAGAGGAGAAGCAGCGTCAGCAACCGGCTCATTCGTCCATTTCCGTCATTAAAGGGGTGAATGCAGAGAAAATCCAAAATGAACAGGGGGACGAGCAGTAACGGATCATATTTTTCGGTTCTAATGGCTTCAACGAAAGTATTGGTTAGCCGTTCCACAGCATCCGGCGTTTCAGATGCAGACAAAGGCTGAAAACGCACTCTGCTCTGCCCGCTTGAATCTATTTCCGCAATCACATTATCCGAGTTTTTGAAGCTGCCGCCATAAGAAGCTGGGCTGAACTGGTACAGGTCTCTGTGCAGTTGAAGGATTACATTGGTTCGCGGAACCATATAGTCATAGCTGTCATGGATCAGGCTGAGCACTTCCCGGTAACCGGCGATTTCCTGCTCAGAGCGGTTGCGCGGTTCTGCTTTTGATTTCACTAGAGCTGCCAGACGTTCTTCTGATGTGTAAATCCCTTCAATGCGATTGGACGCGCCTGTACTTTGGATTTTTGCTATTTCAAGCATGGCCTGCAGTACATCCGGTTTCGCCTCGATAAACAGCTCCTGCTTTCCTCTGTATTCATGAATGGCAGAAACCAGATTCATCAGTTCATGATTCATTAATTCCGCTGGAATTATGCTATAGTCAAAAATTCGCATGATTCGCATCCTTTCTGCCTAATCGTTTCTCTTTCTGCACAATTTTAGCATTAAATTGTGCAGAAGTAAATGAGTTATAGGCAGAATCGGCTTTCCCTTTTCTAAATGCCAGTCCCTCTTGGTTCTGCACTTTCATTGCCTTTTTTCATGCAGAATCAAACAGGGTTGGGCAGAACTTGCGGATCAATTGCTATAGCTTTACAACGGACTGGTTTGGCGGCCTGCCGCCAGCGTGCGCTATAGGGTTCACCTACTACATAGCTCGGCTTTGTTGCCGGTCAATTCTTCCCATCGTTTGATGATGACATCACAGTATTTAGGGTCAAGCTCCATCATGTAGCATTTTCGGCCAAGCTGCTCGCAGGCGACAAGCGTGGTGCCGGAACCGCCGAACAAATCAAGGGCGATATCTTCGCCCTTGGTATTGTTGGCGATTTGATAGGCCAGCAGGGCTACCGGCTTCATGGTTGGATGCTCGGCGTTCTTTTGTGGCCGGTCAAAGCACAAGATCGTGGTTTGTTTCCGGTCCGAAGCCCATAGGTGGGCTGCCCCTTCCTTCCAACCATACAAGCAAGGTTCATGTTTCCAGTGGTAATCCTGCCGGCCCATGACTAGCTGGTTTTTGTTCCAAATCAGGCACTGGCGGACCTGCCAGCCTGCCTCTTTGCAGGCGGCGCGGAAGTTGTAGCCTTCCGAGTCGGCGTGCCAGATATAGAAAACCGCGCCTGGTTTCATCGCGGCGTCCATGTTGGTGAACGCAGCGCTTAAAAATTGACGGAAAGCGGAGTCTTCTTGCTTGTCGTTCTGAATGGTCAACGCGTCTTTGGTGCCGCCAGTGTAACCGACGTTGTACGGCGGGTCGGTTACTGCGATGTCTGCCTTCTGTCCGTCCATGAGTTTTTCCACGGCGGCTGCATCAGTGGAATCGCCGCACATCAGGCGATGCTTGCCCAGGATATAGATGTCGCCGAGTTTGGTTTTAGCTTCGTCGATTTCTGAGAGCGCTTTGTCGGCGTCAAAGTCATCTTCCTGGACTTCTTTTGCGCTACCTAGCATCTGGTCAATTTCATCAGCGGTGTAAGCGGTCAGCTCAAGATCGAGTTCGCTGGTGCCCAGCTCTTGCAGCAAATCTTTCAGTAGCAGCTCGTCGGTTTCCGACAGTTCACTCAACCGGTTGTCAGCAATGAGATCAGCCCACTCCGCAGCTTCGGTTTCGTATGCCTGATAGTCTACCGGCACTTCGACTAGACCAAGTTTTCGTGCAGCGAGTAGCCGACCGTGACCGCGAACGATAAAGCCGGACCGGGTGCTCACGGTGATCGGAGCTCGCCAGCCTTGGGCGGCGATGATTTTTGAGAGCAGTGCAATTTGCTTCTCTGAGTGTTTATTGGGATTGCGCGGATTCGGGATGACTTTTTCGATCTCAACCATTTGGCTATGTGCGCAATAGACGTCGGTCACGACCTGACCCCCCTAGTTAAGTTTTGCGAAATTTAGCGCGTGACGGCAGCGCGCTCTGTAAGAGCGTTGATTTGCAGGGATTTAACCCCCTACCCCCTGTGGGAAATCGCCTGGCAAGAAGCGCAGCACGATTCTATGTTAGCCCAGTCCCAGGGATCGCCGCCGTCTCGAATCGGAATCTTGTGGTGCACCAGCGTTGCCGGCGTGATTTTTCCTTGTTGCAAGCACTGCTCGCACAGGGGATCCGCTTGCCGCTTTCGTTTGCTGAGCTCTGTCCATCGCCGGCTGCGGTAAATCTTCTGCTCCGCCTGATCCGGTCTTGACCTCCGATAGGCGGCGTAGGCCTGCTGGCGATGTTTGTCACAGTACCCGGTGGGATGATCAACCAGCGCGGGGCAACCGACATGCCGGCAGGGGGTTCTCAGCTTGGTCGGCATTCTTGACCTGCTTTTTTGCGGCAAGCATTTAGGTACGCTTCGTGCTCCACGTCTACGCCTTCGCACAAAGCTCCGCACCAGTCGGAATGGATAAACGCTTTGGCGTCTTGATACTTAGCGTCGATTTTCCACTGCGGACATTCCGCCGCAAACAGGCATCCCTCAAGGCAGCCGCTGCTATTGGCATAATCCTGGAGTGCCAGATTTAACACGCTGGCGATGAGCGCTTTGGCCCCGGCATTGTCTTGAATCACGGGTTCCTCCCCCATTTGTTTTGGTTTTGCATAAGAAAAAGGGCATGAAGAAAGCCCCTGAAGTTTTTGCCTTCAAGGGCTTCGAACATGCTCTTTCAATTTACATGATACCACAGGTTATTAGTGGTTGTTAGCGGCTTTTACTGGCGTGTTTTGAAAAAAGCAGCCGTGACTAGACGGCTGCTCAAACCATGCGCATTATTGTTTCTCGATTTGGAGCTCAGCTTTGATACACTCTAAGCAAAATTTTTCCTTACTGACTTCAATTACCCTGCATAAAATCTGGGCGTTAGCACTAATCAGTTGGCTGACCCCTTCGGCGTAGTAACGCGGTAAATATCCCAGAGCGCTGTTGGTAGCGTTATTAACAATTTTGATTGCAAAAGGGTCATGCTCGTTCTCCGGCTCCGGCTCTAAACGCAATTCATCGTTGATGCTTACCGCAGCAGAATCCTCGCATTTCTCCCCGCTGCATCCAAGCAAAAATCCTGTGCCCGCAACGAAAAAGCTCCGCACAATTCTACTTTCTTCATTGTTGAAAATCGGGTCAATGAATTCCAAGTTATCAATTGGGAGCTTTGCACCGCTTCGTTTGAGAAGCTCATACGCATCATACTTTTGCAACCCATATTTTTTCAGAATCTCTTCGATTCCTTTTCTGCGCGGATCGGGCAGCCGACTCGCAAAAACAGGAAATAATTCGTCGTGCCGATAAGTCTTTTCGCTATCCGGAAATGCGATTAAGGGTTCGAATCCCGCACGTAGAGCTTTTTGATACTCATACCCGTATGAGAATTCAAATTGTCCATTTTTTGATAATTCCCCAACCGTAAATCGTCTTTTCGTTTTGGGTTCTTTCCAAATTAGCAAAAGATAATCCCGGCCATCCTTCAGAGACATGTCACGCCTCCTTTCGGTCTATGATTTCGTTAATAAGTCGGACTTTAGCAAGCAGAAAACGTTTGATCAGTTCTTTTCGCTCCATGCTAAGCTGATTTTCCGGGTAGTCTGATAAAAGCTGATCGATATTGCTTTCTGTAATTTTATGCTGAATTTGTTCGATAAAGCCTTGAACCTGATCACTGTAATGCTCCCATATGTAAGCAATAACTTCTTCATGTCGCGGTCTTTTTCTGTTTTTCTTGTCAATTCGTACAATCGAAAGAGATTTTGTTCTCACAAGAGTGTTCCAGCGTCTCGCGTCATTTCCTAGCAAACTGCCAAGATGCTGTTCCTGCACATAACAGCATAACGAGGAACTATTATCATACAAAGGGGAAAATGCATATTCCCTTTCGCCTTTGCTAATAATCGCCCAGTTATTCTGGTGCCGGTCCGTATTTCCGATAAGGTAGTCAAAAACAAGCATCCGAAGCAAATCTGGCAAAAGCCCATATTTTTGAATGGCGGTCGTTAGCATTTCTATCGAATAGTATTCATCAACGCCATCATCATACATTTTTTCCGCACTATAGCTCGGATAGTATTCGTTAATCAGCCATATTCCTTCAATAAGATCTTCGCCAGCTTGATTGATCAAAAAACTCATTGATCCTTCACGACCGTGAAATATTCCCAGTTCAACATGGGCACATGGAATTTCCAACAACGCCGTAAGGTCTGACGCTAATTTTTCCGAAATATGATCCTTGGTATTTTGATCTTTTCTGTATTTAAATAGCCCAATTTGATCGGTGATCGAATTCTTCAGCCATATTTTTTCGCTGCGGCCACTGCCTTCGTGAAACCCTTCATAGACGAGCCAGTCGCTAAAATCCTTAAACATCTTAGCCTCCAATAGTCTGCAGCGGCCTATTCAATCTGGAATCGAACCTATTTGCAATGAACATTTTCTCAATTCACATATCCGGATTGCCGGGCAAATTCCAGCATCATTATCTCCAAGTATCACTTTCCATCATTATAGCTTATTTTATAGCGTTATAGTCAAACATTCAAACTTAGTCCTTCTTTCAGGATCAGCTCCGCCTCTTTCAATGCCCGGCCATGCAGTCGGTACACCCAGCGCAGGTCATAGCCCATCTTCAGGGCAATATCTTCCCAGCGACTGCATCCAAGGTACCGGAGTTCCAACAATACGCGATAGGACGGATCCGGTATTCTCTCCATCAGGCTGGCCATCTCCCGTTTCAAATCAACCAACCGGTCAATGTCGTCGTTAATCTCATATTCGAGATCGATCAATTTCACCACGGCGCTTTCCATCGGGCTGTGTTGGCTGGTGCCGCTGATTCGTTCCGCTTGAAAGCTGCCGGTTGCTTTCACCGCCATGCCCCGGAGCCTTGAAATTTGCTCCAATTTGCTGTTGATACGTTGATCCAGTCGAAATGCCTGGGATAGATATTCCTTTGCCGTCATGCTGTAACCCCTCCAACCTTTGCTTTTACCGCGCTCATCAGCGCTGCCTGCACATTTTCTTTTTTCGCCAACGCCGCCATGACGGTTTCGTCAATCGTATCCTTGGCCACCAGGTGATGAATGATCACCGTTTCTTCTTGCCCTTGTCGCCATAGGCGCGCGTTGGCCTGTTGATACAGCTCCAAACTCCAGGTCAAGCCGAACCAAACGATGATGTTGCCGCCGGCCTGCAAGTTCAGACCGTGCCCTGCGGACGCCGGGTGCACAATGGCGACCTCGATTTTGCCTGCGTTC